CGAAAGCCACGTTGGAATTCAAGATTCCGTCGAAAGACCCCAATAAACTGAGGAGTACCACATGAGTCAATTTTCAATTAGAACTCGAAGCAGGTCTCAATATACCTATATTGGTAATTTGAGCTACGTCCAGTATCGAAATTGGTCACCGATTTTTAGTGATACTCTTCCCGTAAGTAATTTTCCGGGAGGAGCTTCTCAGGTTATTGAAGATGAGGTCTGGCCTAAGCCGGATAAACTGATTAATTTGGATTACAAGAATGTAACCAACAGTAAAACTGAGCTTGATATTGAATATCGCCCTCTTAATTTTTACATTAATCAGCCCTCACAAAATATTGTGTACGATTGTCGAGGTGATTCAACTCACTGGTGGGCCTATCATGGCCAGCCTGCGAGTTTCATCCCTCAGCTTGCACCTCATGAGCAGAATTTTTCTAATCAAGAGTTGTGGGAGGCAATCATACGCATAGAGCCAAAAGTCACGGATATAGCCCCAGGATTGAATCTCTGGAGTATTATATTCGAAATCAATAAGCTCAAGGATCTTCTAGGTATCGTGGTGCTAAAAGCCAAATCTCTTCGAGAAGAGGCTGCAAAAAAGCACTTGGAATTAAATTTCGGGGTTTTGCCGCTTGTTAGCGACATCCAGAATATTTACTCCATATTCACGAAATTAGAAGGCACGATAGATTCATGGAATAAATTAGCTGATTCGCATCAGCTAATAGACTACCATGAAACTATAAAATCTGACGAAGCTCCTGGAAAAGGTCAATTGACTCGAGGTTGCGTAGCATACGCACCCGGAATTCAATCGATCGATTACCAGTATGAGCAAACATCAGTCTCAAAGCTCCATGTTTACGGCTATCCAATTCGAATTGCTGACAATCAACGCTACAAAGCGTATCTGAAAGCGTTAGGTTTGGATAAACCAATAACAGGACTCTGGGAGGCCGTCCCTTTTAGTTGGGTTGTGGATTATTTCACAAACACCGGTGATGTAATATCACACTGGGAAAAAGGACTAGATTCGCTTTTTAAAATGAATCTTACCTCGGCCGGGTATTCTACCAAGATTACCTTCTCGTGTAGCGTTGAAGTATTAGATAATTATACTTATCCGTACACGGGTACCCCTGGTCTCATGAGAGGTTCGGAGAAAGGAACGATCTTCAAACGAAGACGTCTCCCTACCAAATCTCTCTTTGAGAAAGCAAAACTAAACCTCAGCAATGAGATGAAAGTATCGCTCAACCTCGGTTGGAAGCAAGCGTCCTATTTAGGAGCCGTAGCTTACCTTAACATTAAAGGAAAATAAAATGTCATTTGAAGAAATTATTGACTATTTAGTCAACTCACTCTTCGAACAAATTATATATGTCCTTCATATGCTTATTTTTTAAGCACGCTTAAAAGCGAAAGGCCTTATAATGTTCAACAACGACGTAACACTTGACACAACTACCTACTCTTTGGTCTCTGAGAGACCAACAAGCTCACTTCGTAGAGATGCGACACAACCGCTGGATAATCCAGTGAGTGTTACAATTTCACACGAAACAAGCAATAACGGCAAAGTATCATCTGTCATCTATTTCGATGATGACAAGATTGCTACTACTGCAGAGGGAGGAGTAGTGTCGAGCTTAGCTCGCGCTCAGTTTAAATTAACTTATAACCCTAATGAGGGTCGAGATGATTTAACCGCAGTCCTCCAAAAGGGTATCGATGTAATCGAATCCTTTTTAGCTGATCCAAACAATATTTCTAAGTTCCTAAATAAAGAACACTAGAATTACACGAAGTGTAATGTTTGATCAATGATGTCAATGTGTTAACGTTTTGTCGTTAAACAAGGCCTGGATAAGGAATTAACATGACTTTGAAAAGCCATATCTCTCAATGGGAGATAGTCGCGAAATATCTTGACATCCACCAAAGGTCCCTTGAAACAGCGCGTAAGCGTTATTCATGTGGCCAGCCATTCTTCACGGTCAACTTACCGAGTCTTGGAAAAGACTTAGAAAGAGGACTGACAGGATTTTTCGAATTGTCTAATGACACCCCGTTTAGGGTGAAAAAAGGCACGGCTTTGCCGGAATTCTTGTATGAGTTATTTATCAAAATATTTCATCAAAATGGTTTCATTCGGGTTAATCCTGTAGGAATAGCTGAACTACGTTTCCTGTGCAAGATGTATTACAAGTTCGAGGCTCCTCTATCTGACAGTGATGTCGATAGAGCAGTTGAAAAGTTTTCTGAGATAGATTCAGCCGTCAAGACTGGTTCTTACCCATATGGACTTTCTGAAGTACGAAAGTACTTCACGAGCTTGTTCCCTGAATATCCTAAGGATATCAGACCACATCATGCATCTGGAGCAACATCGACTCGATTGAGTAACTTAGAAAAGAGGCATAATAGGGTTTATATTCCACGTCTAATGGAGTATTATGACCCTACTTATTTTTTCAATTCTAAGCATCACGTCCAAAATTGGTGTGAAGTCAACGAGACTACTCATTCTCCTGGGATCCCAAGAGTCACGTTTGTCCCAAAAGACAGCCGTGGCCCTAGAACGATTTGCATATTCCATCACATGGATATGTTCATTCAGAAGGGATTGCAGGAAAAACTCTATGAGTTCACTGAGAAGGGATATTCTCCTGCGAAAGGTTTTATAAACTTTTCTAGGCAGGATATAAATCAACATTTGGCATATGTTGGATCTTACAGTTGCAAGTATGCAACTATAGATCTAAAAGATGCATCTGATTTGGTTCCTTGGAACCTCGTCAAAATGTTGTGTCCCACTGAGTGGTATCAGGCTTTAGCCTGTTCACGGAGTGATGTTGTAACGATACAGGGCCGTCAATCGACTATCAACAAATTTGCACCTATGGGTTCAGCATTATGCTTCCCTATAGAGGCTTTTGTTTTTTGGTCAATTGCGAAAACTGTGTCGCCGTATGTTTATGTCTACGGCGATGACATCATAGTACCTAATGGAAAAGTACATGATGTGATAGCAGCATTAGAATCGTATGGTTTACTAGTCAATCATGATAAATCACTATACACAGGACTCTTTCGTGAGTCATGTGGTGGCGACTATTATGACGGCCAGAATATAAACTATCCGAGCTGCAAGTCGTATGATACTGATAAATATATAGCGTTCTGTAACCAAGTTACAGAGCTTATATCGAGTGACCTCGCTGAACGACTCGTCAAATCATTTGAAGAAATGATAGACGAAATTGTTTATCGCGAGCCGCTTGTGTTCGCAAAGAATCCTGAACCGTATATTTTTTATACGGATTCCTGTGCTGCCTCTTTTGTTTTCTTTAAACACCGAGGTAACATCGCTCTTCAAAGAGAGGAAGTTCTCCGCAAACATATCAAATCAGTACCGAAAAAGTCAAAAAAGAACGAGCGAAAAAGATCGTTATCTATACCTATAGATGATGATCTTCTCTTCGATTGGTTTACTACGGCAGAAAATACCGTAGCTCCTGAAGAAGAGGCTCGAGTCGTGAGACTCATGGATCAACTAGTGCCATCACGGTATCTAGTTAATTCGTTTTCGGAAGGTCATCAGACCTTACGCCGGGACACGTCACCCGGGGCGAAATACGTGTGGGGATTCCTTAAAAAGGAATAGTGTATAAACACTAGTGAGCAGCAATTAATACTTGCGTTCATGTGTTTTAACACATGGGCAAAGAAAGAAAAACTCTGTTTTCCTTTTACTTGCAG